TACTTTTTCACCTTTTTTAATCCCAAAATCTGCAGTGAATTCCGGAATAAATTCTAGTGGATTAAAGATATCGTATCCTAAAATTTGAAAAAATGGCAAAATTAGAGAAGTCTTAGTAGCCTCCTCTGTATTGATATTATCTTTCAATGTAAGTACACGTTTCCCCAAATTCTTCAATTGTTCTGACAACACTTCTAATTCCATTGTTTTTCCTCCTTAAATGTAATTTTGCATATCCTCTTTAATTCCATATATAGTTTTTAGGGTTTCGAATGTTTCTGCAGGATTTTGATATTGTTCTTCATATAAATATTTCATTAATTTACATGCGAATATATCCGCTTCCCGTTCCAATTTTCCTTTTCCACCAAAAGGCGCGGAATAGAAGCCATTCAGTCCATAGTGGTCTATAGCATGCTTTAATTCATGTGCCATGACGTAGTATTTAAAAGAAAAGTCTTGTATATCTTCATTAATTAATATCAATGGTGTATCTTTTTCTGAAGATACAAGTATTCCTTTTAAATCATTAGGTAATACTTTGAAATCATATTCGATTCCTAGATAGTCCGCTATTTCAAACGGGTTAGCCGTATTGTAAGTACTAACTAACTGATTCACTTCCAATAATTATTCCTCCTTGCCTTTTTTTATTCGTTCCCATAGCATTGCACGTATCATTCCATCTAATTGCATCTTATCTTCTTCAGATAGTTCTATGCCATTATAGGACATAACAACACTATTACGTTTTAACGCCTCATCAAAAACAATAATATCGTCTTTAGTTGCCCATGTAGGTGCATTCGTTGAAATGGAATTTTGAGCAAATCTAGGATCTACAGCAGATTTATCTACATTAAAGAAATCTGCAATCTTTTGCACATTGCCAGGATTTGGCATAGATGTTCCTTTAACATATCCTGTTAGAGTACTTGTTGGTATACCAGTGCTTTTAGATAGTTCAACTTGCTTAGTTCTAGTACGATTAAGTAATTCATTGATATTAACAGATATTCTCTTCATGATTTCTATATCATTAGGAGTGTATTTGCCTCTTCCTCGTGCCATTTCTAGCACCTCCTTTATTCTTTTCTACTATATAATAACGGTTTAAATCGAACTTGTAAAACAAAAAATATCAAAAAAATCGAAATTTTTATATCAAAACTATTGACATACGAATTAAATCGTATTATTATAAGCTCATGATTCAAATAACTTTGAAAGGAGGAACGTACTTTGACACAAATTTCGTTAAAGGCTGCAAGAGTTAACGTTAATTTAACTCAGAAAGAAGTAGCGGAAAGACTAGGAGTGCATCAACAAACTATCGCAAAATACGAGAAAGATAGTACTAAAATTCCTATGAATTTGCTATATCAATTAAGTGCATTGTACAAAGTTAAATTAGATCATATTTTTTTAGGTTAAAAATACGATTTAAAACGTACTTTGATACTTGTATTTTTTTAAATAGAAAGGAGGGAAACATGGAAAAAGCAACGCTTGATTATTACGAATCAATATTCTTCGAAGTCGTAAAAAGAAGCCCAGAGAAATTTGTTGGATTAATAAAACCGTTTATTGATTCAAGAAGTAATCAAAGGTGGATAACGACTGAAGAGTTGTGTGAAGCGATTGGAACGAGTTCCAGTTCGTGGCACAAAAGCGAGATTAGAAACCATCCAGTGGTGGTTGCAGCAAGAAGAACAGACACACGCCCATACAAATATCAAGCGAGCATGATTGATGAAATACAGAGAGTATGGGACGGAAGGAGAAGACATTGAGAACAGAACGAAGATTAAAGAACACAGTACCATTCAAGAAATTCTTAGCTTGGTATTTAAAGTGGTTAGGTATCGTATCTGGATGCATTGTTGCAATCTTAACGATAGATTTAATGGTTCTACTTTATGTAGGAGAAGCAAACAATCAGCATACAAAAAAAGTAAACCTAATGAGAGAAGATAAATATATCGAGCCTGATTTTCAGGATACGTGGAAAACGAAAAAAAGCCGATGAAACAATCATCGACTTTCTAAAATAACCAACTACATTATAAAAATAAAATAAGGAGAAATCAAACAATGAGCGAAACAACTAAAAAAGAAGAACAATTCGTTCTTAAAATCTTAGAAACAGTTCAAGAATATGAGAATGCTGATTTCAATATCATAGAAGCACTTAGAGTAATACTCAAAATGGTGATTTTTGCAAGAGGAACAGGAACACCAATGTCCGAAGTCATCAAAGATAATAAAGAAGAGTGGGGGATGAATGACAGTTAAAATCAACAAACTAGATTGAAGGTGAATAAATGGAAAATGTGTATTTAAACGATGACCTACTGGATTCAAAACTGCAAAACGTTTTATATGCCAATAAGGTTATCGGGCAAATCAGAATGAAGAATGATTCATACGAGGTATATCTATACGAACCTCAAATAAGAAAAACAAGGGTTAAAACCTACGAGGAGGTTGAAGAGATATTAAAAAGCGTATCGAAATCATTAAAAGAACAGAGTCAAAAGTAATTTTGGACATTGATGCGGACTTTGTAAATCCGCTAATTTTTGAACAATACATGGATTATGGAAAAACAGTGGAGGATGTAGCAGTGGCGATAGTACAAAATATCCCAAACGTGAAATCATTCCACATCGAACCGCAAGGAACACAGAAAGGAATGTTTTATAAATGAATTTATATGAATTAAGTATTGCTTTTCAAGAAGTACAAAATATGGAATTAGATCCTGAAGTAATGCAAGACACATTAGATAGTATCGAAGATGCCATCGAGAATAAAGCAGAAAATATTGCAAAACTTATTCGAAATCTTGAATCTGATGTATCTGCTTATAAAGAAGAAGAGGACCGTTTAAAAACAAAACGTCAAGCAACTGAGAACAAAGTGAAATGGCTAAAAACGTATTTAGAAGACAACATGAAATTGACTGGAAAAACTAAATTTAAATCAGGAATGTTTAACTTCTCCATTCAAAAGAACCCAGTAAGTGTGAACATTTTTGATGAACGAATCATCCCTGAAGAGTTCTTAATTCCACAGTTACCAAAAATTGACAAAACAGCATTAAAGGACGTTCTGAAAAATGGAATTGAAGTTCCAGGGGCTGAATTAAAACAAACGGAAGGATTGAGAATTCGATAATGAAAAACAAGATTTTAGTAACAGAGAATATTTCGATTGAAATTTCTAAACACAAAATTGAAATTTTTACATGTCTGCCATTCAACATTCAAGTCGGTTTTGAAGAAACAATCGACCCGACATTAGATGAAGACGGTGAACTATTTGGCAAAAGATATCAATTAAACATTTTTGCAAAACCTAAATATATGGATGAGTGCACGTCTGAAAGTGATGTATCATTCGCAATCGGTCATTACAGAGAGTTAAAAACATTCTGGAAGTTCGTTAAGAACAACAAGAATAACTTATTCGATATGGCAGGTTACGAAGGAGAAGTCGAAGCATGAGAATTCTAGCAATTGACCCTTCTAGCAACCAAAAGAACACATCGACCACAGGGATTGTTTTATTAGACAATGCTAAATTAGTCGACCATTGGGTTGTGAGTTATGGCATTTCCGGTTTTCGAAAATGGATAGAAGACATCGGTGAAGATATCGAATGCGACGTTGTTGTAATCGAGAAATTCGAAGTTAGGGACAACGATAAATCAAAAGACAATTCAGTATTACAAACCATCGCTTATATACAACTACATTTCCCAGACGCTATCTTGCAACGCAACGCAGGTTATCAAACAGATATCCCTAACGAATTACTAAAGCGACTTGGATTGTGGAAGTTTGAAAAGAGCCATCACCAGGATGTACGAGCAGCAGCAAGGCTGGGATTATTTTGGGCGATGAGAAACGATATACAAGAGGTCGTTGATGATATTGGAAAGGCGGTGCATGAGTATAGCGATAACATTAAAGTCTTATGAAAGAGGAAAATTTAAGATGATACCGAAGTATAGAGCTTGGGATAAAATGCGTAAAGAAATGAATTATAAAGTCTTGGTAGGAAATTGTGATGAAGAGGACGAAAACTGGACTTGTCCTATTATTTGGATTGAAGAAGCAAAAGATTGGTTACACTTTGATGATTATAAATATATCATGTTATCGACAGGTCTGGTTGATAAGAACGGACAAGAAATTTTTGAGGGGGATATAGTTGATTACAAAGGCAGAAAAGCAGTTATCAAATGGCATGGTTCTTATGCAAGTTTTATTTACAGATTTATAGATGAATCGCAAGACAGAAAGCCGGAGTGGAATCCTCTTTATTTAGCTTACATGAAATGTAAAATCATTGGAAATATCTACGAAAACCCAGAGCTTTTGGAGGTATAAAATTTGACGAATATAATTTTAAGAAAATGGCAAAAGGAGGCACTATCCCGAAGTTCAAGATTAACCAATGGAATTTTTCTTGAAGCTTTGGGAGGTTAAGGCAGAGGAAAAACTATCTGTGCTTTAGCCATCGCTAAACAAAAAAATGCTAAGAAAATCGTAATCACAAATAACCGCCTTTCGATTCTTGAAGGTTGGAAAGATGCCATCGAAAAGATGAATTTTGATTCAGATGTTGAGTTTATCATTTCAACTGACCGAAGTATTCAGAATATGTTAAAAAAAGGCTCAAAATTCAACTGTGACGTGTTGATTATTGATGAGTGGCAGAATATGTCATCAGAGAAGCAAGTGGCTTTATATCGTCGCATAAAGCGAAAATACACGATAGGTCTTTCAGCTACTCCAATCAGAAAAAAAGGACAAAATTTCTACCCACTCGAAAAAACGATTTTTGGGTTTGCGAATCCGAATAATAAATTCGATTGGCAAAAAACACACGGAAGAATGGTTTATGATCCATTTACTTTTTCGAAAGAAAAATGGGAGGACTTTAGAGACTATGAACGATATGTCAATAATCTTCCGAACTTCTTCAGATGGGAAGAAATCGAAGAAATCGAAAACTCAGTTGAGAACAACGGTTACGAAATTAAGTTCTATCCAGTAACTGTTGAACCAGGAAATCCGGAAACATTAGACAAGTTTAGAAAATTAAATCTTGTGACGGTAAAAGGTAAAACAGCGATGGCGAAACAATCTTTTGGGCGAAACACATTTGAAAGATACCTCAACCAAGCAGGAGTAGAAGTCGATTTTCCAAAAATCAAACCAGTGAATGCTGATACTCCATTGATGTTAAAACTCGATGGATTAATAAAAAGAGCACCACACGACATGCTGATTGTTAGTAAGTCAAAACAAATCGTAAATGTCATCAAAGAACGACATCCTCACATTGGAATCTGGACCGGAGACGTTCAAGAAGGACTTGACAGAAAAGTAGTGGTTGCTACGAACCAAGTTCTTGGAGTCGGTGTTGATGGCTTGCAGCACAAATATCAAACAATCGTTGTTCTAGACCCAGTAGAAGAAGGTTCTGGAGAATATGACGATTACCGCCAATTGTTATGGCGAATAACAGGAAGTCGACAGCAGCATGATGTAAATGTAATTGAATTTTATTACGAAGAAAGGTGAAAAAATGGATAAATCATTTTTAGAGAAAAGAATTGAAAATAAAGCGAGAGAAGAATTTGAAAAAGAATGGAATGATTTTGTAAATCAAATGAACAATCATCCTATTTTTAAACATATTACTATCAAAATTAATGAGAAAAACATTCCACTTTCTGATTTTGGTATTAATTTCGGTGTCTTTAATCAAGAGCAAGATAAGAATCCTAGAAATAAATTTTTGAATTTCGAAGAGGTAAAAGAAAAAGTGGTTCAAGAAAAAATCAAAAAGAAAACAGATGAATTATTGAATAGATTATCTGCTGTAAATTATTTGTTTGAAAAGGAGGGCTTTTAATGTTTAAACTTCCAGAAAATAAACCGCAAGTACCGAAAGATACACCACGGAATTACTTCATCTATGGTGAAACTATGAGTGGTAAATCGTACCTAGCAAACGAGTTTCCTAATCCGATTGTTTTAAACACAGATGGGAACGCGACTGCCAACAGCGTTCCTAGTATTCAATTAGTGAATATTAAAAATAAAGAAGGTCGAATTACTAACTCAGTGATTAAACAATTAGGAGAAATCATATTAGCATTGCAAACTCAGAAACATTCGTATGAAACGGTAGTTGTTGATGTAATCGATGACGCGATTGAAATGATTAAAATTGCAGTTTGTGATGAACTAACTCCACTAGGTAAACCTCGATTGATGTCGTTATCTGAAATATCGTATGGAAAAGGTTATGACTTCTTCAACCAAGCTACTACGGAACTGGTTATGGACCTCAAAGCATTACCGATGAATGTCATTTACATCAGCCGTCAAATTTCAGAATATGACGATAATGGAAAAGTAACCAAAGACAAACCAAGCTTGAAAGATAAGTATGTGAACCTTATCAACGGGAATTCGGATTTGATGATCCATACAGAAAAAATCGGGAATAACTACAACCGTGAAGTGGACCGAAAACGAAAAACGTATTATGCAGACCAGGTTGATGACAAAGCGATTTTAAAAATCTTATCAACAATTAGAGGTGCAGTTGAACCACCTCGTAAACAAAAAGCAGCAATAAAGCAAACTGCGAAGACAACAAAACAAGAAACAGTTGAAGTTTCTAATAACGAAGATGAATTATTTTAAAAACTAAAGGAGAAATGAAAAATGAGTTTATTAAGTATTGCAAAGAAAATTAAAGAAGATGGATTTGACCCTCGTAAAGATAGCGTAAATGGACCTGCAGCATTACCAGCCGGAGATTATACAGTAGTTCTAAAACGAGCGCAATTTAACATTTCTGAAAAAGGATGGGAAAGCTTGGGGTTCACGTTTGAAGTTCGTGATGGCGAATTTAAGGGACGTACTGAATATGTATCTTTTGGAACACTGTCTGAATGGAACGGCAAAGACCTTTCTTGGTCAGTAGAACGAACAATCAAGTTCTTTACTAAAGCGATCGAACTAGCTGGTGACAAGGTTATGAAGAATGACTTTGAAGACGGAAGAGCATTAGCCGATGCATTAGAACGTAAAGCGGTTGGTTCTTACTTCACATTAAAAATTCAAGAAACAAAAGGAAGAGAAGATAAGGTATATCGCAACTATGATATTGAAGAAAACGTTGAAAATGCGATGAATACAATCAACGTAGAAGAAGATGATTTGCCTTTCTAAACATAAGGTGATCTCATGCATTCAATGAAAGAATATGCGCTGTTGTATCAGAAAAAAGGGTTCTCAGTAATCCCGATTAGTCCTACAACTAAAAGACCATTAATTGAATTTGCGGACGAACCACCTCTTGATGCTGATGAAATTAACGAAGTTTGGAACAAATATCCAAATGCGAACATCGCGCTAAGAACTACAAACTTCTTCGTGATTGATATTGACAAACACGGAAAAACCAGTGGATATGATTCGTTGAAGAAATGGGAACATTTAAACCTAATTGAACCCACTTTACAAGCAAAAACCGCCAGCGGTGGTAAACATCTCTTTTACTTTAAAAGAGATGATATCCATATCAGTCAAATGATTGGATTTCTTCCAGGAGTGGATATCAAAGCCCATGAGAACAATTATGTATTAGTTGCACCGTCCGCTACGGATAAAGGGCAATATGAATGGGATTTGGAAAAATCACCCGAAAAAGGAACGATGATTACTCCCTCCAAGGCCTTAATTGAAGCAATCCTTAAACAATACAAAATCACCAACGGACGTGAATTTGATTACAGCGACGGATTAAGGTCATGGGTTAGTAAAGGACGGACATCTGGAAAGACTAAAACAACGGAATTGTTCGAAATCATCGCTAATGGATTAGGTGATGAAGGAAATCGAAATGATAAGCTTGCTAAATTTGTAGGCGGATTGTTATGGCGAGGAGTGGATGAGATGGATGTGTTGACGTTGGCTAAAATAGCCAATAGCAACACTCCAAATCCGCTATCGATGCAAGAATTAGAAAGAACAGTAGTAAGTATGATTAATAAAGACAGGAGGTGATTGTGATTGGCGAAGTAGTGAGTTTTTACAAGGATTATGAACCGATAAAAAATAGTAACGGGACTTTAAAAACGAACAGTCCAGTAAACGTGTTAAACGCATTTCGTGCTGATGATCAGTTAAATCTCTATCTGAAGCATAATGAATTCTCTCAAGAGCATGAATTAACAAGAGACATCCAACTTGGAAACACGCTTCTTAAAAAAGGAGAGTTGTCTTCAAATTTTGAATCGGTAGTCAAAGTATATTTTGAAAATGTCACGGGTGCAGCGTTCACAAGTCAAGCTATGACAGACGGCATGGAAACCTTCCTGTCTGAACGGTCCTACAATCCAGTAAAAGAGTATATGGAAGAAGCAGAGCAAAACTGGGATAAACAGAAACGTATTGGACGAATGCTGCAAGTGTATCTAGGAGCTAACAAAGACCCTCTAGTGTCTAAAATTGCTGAAATGTGGCTAGTAGGCGCTGTTGCTAAAGTTTATGAACCTTACGTTAAATTTGACTACGTTCTGGACTTAGTTGGTGGACAGGGTGTTGGTAAAACCTCGTTCTTACAAAAACTTGGTGGTCATTGGTACACGGATGCAGTGACTGATTTTGCGAACAAAGACAATTACGACATCATGCTAAAACATTTGATAGTGAATGATGACGAAATGGTTGCTAGTGATCGCATGAGTTTTGCGGAAACAAAATCGTTTATTTCAAAAACGAGCTTACGATTCAGAAAACCCTACATGCGCAGAACGCAAGAGTTCGCAAAAAATTTCGTTCTAGCACGAACAAGCAATCACGTTGAATACCTCAAGGATAAAACAGGTGAACGCAGGTTCTTGCCTGTACTAGCAAGTAATGACAAACAGAAAAAGCATCCTATGAAGATGACGGATGAAGTCGTAAAGCAAATTTGGGGTGAAGCCGTCACCCTTTATAAAAGTGGTGTGGATTTGATGTTTGATGAAGAAACAGAAGCGCAGTTGGTTGAATATCGTGAGCAATTCATGTTCAGAGATGAGATTGAACTTCAGATTCTTCAATACCTAGAAATGCCCGTTCCTAAAGATTGGGAAAGTAGAACAACGACTGATCAGTATATTTATACGACTAAATATTTTGCAAATAGTCCTGACTGGACTTCGGGCGGACAACCGATGAATCGAGTGGCTACTAGGGAGATTATGTTTAATTTATTTCATAAAGAATCGAACGACCAAAAACTATCTCGAAAGATTAGTTTTATTATGGATAATTTACTCGATTGGAAGAAACAATCGTACAAAGTTAATGGGAAAACAACAAGAGGTTATAAAAGAATTTTACCTTAAAAAAGGTTACACGTATGGTGTAACCTTTGGGTAAAATCAGTGCCTACGTGTAACCTTTTATCACATGTAGTTACACGTAGGTTACACGTTTTTTTCGCTACGTGTAACCCTTAGAAACGTTGATATATCAATGTTTATAGGTACTTTTTATATAAAAAGTTACATGTTTACATGTTTTTTTTAGAAAAAGTATATTGTAAGTATAAAACCTTATTAAATCAACATTCTTATGTTTTTATTTTATAGTTTTTGAAAAAACGTGTAACCGTGTAACCTTGGTTAATTTTTTAGAAAAAAATAGTAAAGGAGTGATGCTCATGAACAATATAAAAACGTATGTCATTAGAGATGCTAAAAATCCACAATGGTACTTCCAACATATCAAAGATTACTCAAGTATGATGGGGTATCTTGCAAAGAATCATCCACAATATACGCACAAGTTTACAAACGACATTAGACAAGCGATGCACTTCGAAACGCCGAATGAAGTTTTAGAGTTTATCAAAGAACATTCTATCGAAGGGACTATCGTGAAGGACCCGTATCAAGAGAGAGTTAGTAAGGTTGCTTTTAAGTATATGGGTGAGAATTACGGAGAAACTATTACTTACATTCATGGAATGATTGAAGATTCGAGTGAGAAGATGTTAGCTGCTTCTAAAGCATTAAAAGTGAATGCAAACACGCTGATTAAATTTATGAAAGACCCGTATTCAGTTGCAGCTCATATTCGAGATCGAATTGTAGAAAATTTGGAAAGTTTAGAAAAGGCGGTGAAGTCAATTGGCTAAAATTGATTTTGAAAAATTAAAAGATGATGTGCATTACTTAATTGTGGCTCATTGTAAGTACAAGGACATGTCGATGTACGAAAGAGCGTTGAAGCAATTCCAAGAAGATATCAACTACGGACAACTTGAAGAGATGAGCTATGATGAACGGTTCGCTTTCTTAATTGGATTTGAAACCTCGCTGAAGGCGATAGACAATGCAATTAAACTAAGCGAACAATTGAAGAAAAATCCTGAAATTATACAAGGTTTATTAATGAGTGCGACTTAAGAAGGAGTAGAAATATGGACGAAACAACAATAAGGATAGCTTACGATTTTAAAATCATCCCTTTCGACGATGCTTTGTGGAAATTAGCATTTAAAAATCTAAGAGATAAATTCAACATCGAACAAATCACACTCATTAAAACTAAAGTGTGGAATACAGGATTTCATCGTTTTTATGATGTGTATGTAGATAAGGTTTTAATTGAAAAATGTGGATATGGTGCAGTCGTAGAAATGGTACAAGAAAAAATCAAAGAACAAATTGACGAGGAAATGGAACTAGATTTTAGTTTTCTTACAAAAAAATAACGGAGGACAAATAATGACAAAACTAGACACACTAAAACAAAAAGCAACAGAGTTAGAAGCAAAGCTAAAGCAACAAGTAGAAGAAACAACAGCAAAGCTAAAAGAAATGAAAGCAGAAATCGAACGATTAGAAAACGGGTGGGAGATGAAATGCCCGTATGATTATAGTGACAAAGTATACATTTTAGATTCAGAAGGATATGCATATGGTTATAATTGGAGTTGCAAAGGGTGGGATTTTAACACTTTTAACCAAGGTAACATCTTCCCGACCAAGCAAGCAGCCGAACTAGAAGCCGAACGCAGAAAACTACTCACACGATTTAGAGCGTTTCGTGATGAGTGCAATAACGGGTGGAAGCCTGATTGGAGTGATCACGATAGAAAATGGAGTATTTCTAAAAATGAAGAAGGAGTGTTTGATACATGGTCAAAGGGACTGGACACCTTTTCTATTTTCGGATATTTCAAAAATGAAGAAGATTGCAAAAAAGCTACTGGTCTATTCGGTGACGAAATCAAAGCTCTATTCGTGGATTGTGAGGGTGATGCTTAAATGAAAACAATTAACGAAATACAAGACGATGAATTGTTGTTTAACGAACAAACCCATTCTCAAATAGAGGCATGCGATTTAAAACGTGAATGGAACTCGTTAAATGTAGATGATAGAAGCGGTTGGAGAACGACGAAAGAAAGAACAATCAAATTATCTGCTGAAACTATATTGGACGGGATATATGACGATATGGAATCGAATGGTTATGAAGACATGTTTGACTTTTTATGGAACGACACGTCTAAAGAATTTAAACAAAGATTTCAAAAAATACTTGATGAAATTTCTGATTTTCCAAGTGCGAAAGTTTATGACATTGATGAATCTATCAATCCATTTGTGGATTTTGAGGAGGATTAAATGAATGAATGAATTATCATCCTTATGTTTGGGCATCAAATTGATTTTCTCTATTGCTGCTTACATGTTCTTAGCAGCAATAGCAGTAATTGCCTGTTTCGTAGCGTTTAAAATATTACTTAAAATTTGTGAGATTGTAGATTTTTATATTTAGGAGGAATGAACAATGGAACTAACTTTATTTTTAGAAAATGGAAAAATGTTAAGTTTTGAAAATGTGACTGGTTTAGAACGTGATTTACGTTATAAGAACGTTCTCACTTTTAATTATGTGAGCGCGGAGGATGGAAAAAAAGGAAAAGTGTTTTTAAGTATTAGAAACGTGATAGGACTATCTGTTGATAAGGAGGATTTCGATGTTAACAGTTTACTCTAAACCGATATGTATGGAATGCATGTATACAAAGATGTGGCTCGACCAAAACAAAATCAAATACGAGAATGTGGACATCGAAGCAAATCCCGGGGCATTCGAACTCTTAAAGCACTACGGATGGAAGACTCTTCCTGTGGTGGTGATTGATGAAGAATTTGAGGACCCGAACAAATCTTGGGCGGGATTCCAAGTCGATAGATTAGAAGTTCTATTGCGAGGTGAATAATGGAAGATAGAGGTTATTACAGACTATGTGCTGGAATTATTGAAAGAGCGGTTGATGATTACAAAGCGGCTTTAAGATATCTCCTTTCTAAAAAAGTTGTAGATTGCAATTGGAATTTGAAAGAAAAACACTTTAAGAATAGGCATCATCGAACAGCTTGGGATATGAAAATGGACTGCGAACGGTTCTTTTTTAGTCAATATTTTGATTATTTATCAGATACTGAAGACTTTGGACCAACTCTAGTCAAAAAAATTAGAGAGGATGTGAAGAATGGGAATTAAACATCAATTAAAACAAATTCGGTTAATCGATTTGGAAGTAAAAACAAAAATGGAAGAGTTAGATCGATTGAATAATTCTTTTTTAAAATCTCCTTCTCTAAAAGAAATAAATGTGCAAGAGTCTAAAGTGAGTCTCAAAGACGATGCATACGTTAAAATAATCAATTTGAATGATTATATTAATGATAAAGTGGATAAATTGATTGATTTAAAATATAAACTTATTCAAGCAGTTGAACAGTTAGATAATTCTAGAGAGCGAACAATCATTTGGATGAAATATATTTCTTCTAAAAGCTGGGATGAAATCGCTGAAGAATTAAAAATATCTAAAACCACGCTTTTTATGCTGCATGATGAAGCTGTTAAGAAAATAGAAAAATGTACTAAAAAAGATGATTCTGTACCAAACAATACTAAAGATTCTTTGATATAGTTATGATGTGAAAAGGTGTAAGAAGAATTCTTTTTACTCATGGTTTTGAATCCTTTTGTTTTTCCTATTGAGTTTATCGCTCAATAGGTTTTTTATTTAAAAATGTGTGAGTCGTTCTGAACGGCTCTTTTTTTATACATTCATTAGGAGGTGGTTCAGTGAGTGAGTAAGTTAACAACAAAGCAAGAGTTATTTGTTCAGCAAATCATCGCTGGACAATCTCAAAGGCAAGCGTATAAGCAAGCCTATAACGCTGAAAAAATGACAGATGTCGCAATTGACGTTCAAGCATCAAAATTGTTAAAAAACCCTAAGGTCGCGCTAAGGTATCGAGAACTACTAAAACAATTCTCAAATATGGCTCTTTGGTCTAGGGAACAGGCCTTTAACGAGTATGAATGGCTTAAGAATCAAGCTAAGGAAGATATTAAATTGCAAGGCGTTCGACAAGCTAATTCAAATGCTTTTGTGAACGCACTTGAGGGAATGAATAAGATGGCTGTTGTTGGAGATGAGTTAGTAAACGAGAAACTTCAACAGGAAATCGAGGTCCTTAAATCGAAAGTAACGAAGATGGATGAAAGTAACGAATCAAAAGTTGTTGAGTACTTGAATAAGTTAGGAGATGAATTAGATGAGTTTGCGTGATGTGTACACTCCTAAGCAAATTCAAGTCGCAAAACGTCTTCGTGCTTCTGATTGGTTTATCTGTGTGCTGCATGGTGCAAAACGTTCAGGGAAAACAGTATTAAACAATGACGTGTTCCTGCAAGAATTGGTTCGTGTACGTAAGATCGCGAATGAATTAGGTATTGCAGAGCCTCAATATATACTGGCTGGAGTATCTAGTCGTACGATTCAAAACAACGTATTGCAAGAACTGTATAACAGATACGGAATGGAATTTAAAGTAGATAAGCATAATAGTTTTCGTTTGTTTGGGGTGAAAATCATCCAGGCTTACACAGGAACAATTTCAGGTCTTGGAAACATTCGCGGGATGACGGCATTTGGAGCATACGTAAACGAAGCGTCTCTTGCTAAAGAACAAGTCTTTAAAGAGATTGTTTCACGTTGCTCTGGTGAAGGCGCTCGGATAGTAGCTGATACAAACCCTGATAATCCAAATCACTGGTTGAAACGTGACTACATCGATAACGAGAGTGAGAATATCATCAACGAGCATTTTAAACTGGATGATAATACTTTCTTATCGAAGAGATACCGTGAGAGCATCAAGAAAGCTACTCCTTCAGGGGTATTTTGGGATAGAGATATTGAGGGTCTTTGGGTTATCGGTCAAGGTGCTGTGTATAAAGACTTCAACCGTGAAGTTCATTATGTGGACGATGTTCCTTACGATAAAATCAACAACTATTTCGTGGGGGTCGACTGGGGTTATGAACACTTCGGTGCAATGGTAGTAATTGGAGAAACGGATGACGGGACCTTGTATTTAGTAGATGGTTGTGCTGCAAAGCATAAAGATATTGATTTTTGGGCGTTGAAAGCAAGAGAGTACGCTGATAAGTACGGTGAGAACATTCCGTTTTATTGCGATTCTGCACGTCCAGAACATGTAAACAGATTGTGGAATGATGGATTGAACGCATTTAACGCTGATAAATCTATCCTATCTGGAATTGAAGTCGTTGCTAAAGGCTTCAAGACGAATAAATTATTTGTTTTAAGAAACGCTATCCCTCGCTTCGATGAAGAAGTTTATCAGTACGCATGGGATGAGAAAACGGGACTACCTATTAAGGTATTTGATGACGTTATGGATGCGTTACGTTACGCATTGTATTCGAACGTTACTAGAAGAAATGGATTTGTGGGGTGATTGAAATAAAAATCGAAGAAATTATGAGTAAAGATTATGAGATTGCTGCTAAAGCAATTGATATGGCTATCAAAGAGCAGATAGGGAAAGAATCCTACTCGACTGCTCAAACGGCTAGTCGATATTACGAGAGCGATCATGATATTAAGAACAACCGTATCTTCTATTTGGACGATAACGGCGTTATGAAAGAAGATAAATATGCAACGAATGTTCAGATTCCACATAGCTTCTTCACTGAGCTGGTGGACCAAAAAGTGAATTACTTGATGAGTAATCCAGTTCGATTTGAAGTAAAAGAAAATGATGAGCTGCAACGTTTGATTGATGAATATGTTGATGAGGACTTCCAACTATTCGTCTCAGAGTTATTAGAAGATGTATCTATCAGCGGTGCGACTTATGCGTACATGAGAACGAATGCGGATGACAAGCTATGTTTCCAAGTGTCAAGATTCTTGAAGACGTTCATGGTGTATGACGAAACATACGATGAAGTCGCAGTTATTCGTTATTACAAAAAGCAAATGCAAGTTGAAAACAAACTGTTAGATGTAATGTTTGCTGAACTGTGGACGGATGAGAATGTGACGTACTTTAAGACGGACCGTAACGGAAAATTGATTTTTGACAAAGACCGTCCGAAAAATCCAAAACCACATGTTGTAGCAAAAGCGGATAACGGAACGTATTTAACACGTACTTATGGACGCATTCCTTTTTACAAATTATCGAATAACCACAGCGAGAAGTCGGACTTAGCACCGATTAAAGCGCTGATTGATGATTATGATTTGATGGCTTGTTTCTTATCCAACAATTTAATGGACTATGACAAGCCAATTTATGTTGTGTCGGGATTCCGTGGAACGAACCTATCAGAACTGCGTCAGAATATTAAAGCTCGTGGAATCGTAAACGTTGGGAATCCTGATAACAAAGGGAACGTTGACTTGAAGACATTCGATATTCCTTTTGAAGCACGAAAAGCAAAATTAGAAATCGACAAAGAAGCAATTTACAAATTTGGTATGGGGTTTGACAATTCTCAAACTGGAGACGGGAATGTAACGAACGTGGTGATTAAATCACGATATACACTTCTTGAAATGAAGTGTCGAAAGGTAGAAATTCGCTTACGTTCTTTATTGAAATGGGCGTTGCATGCAATTATTGATGATATCAACCGATTGAATCAAACGAATTACACAACAGAAGGAATTCAGATTCTGATTGAACCAGAAATGATTGTTAATGAATCGGATATTGCGAACGTTGATAAGCTAGAAGCGGAAACGAAACAAACGCTTATCAATGCTATTGTGTCAAGCGCTCCGTACTTAGGAGAAGATACGGTTATTGATTTGATTTGTAAGCAATGGGGCTTAAATGTTGAAGAAGTTCGCAAAGCTATTGAAGCAGATTCAGAAGTAGGTGAAAACGTTGAACCGGTGGGAACAGGAACTACAGAAACTGGAGAAGATTCAAGACCTGAAAATGAATAGGGAATTGTATCACATCTACTTGGACACGTTGAAAGACGTTAAGAGTAAATTGAAAGCATATCTCGATGAGTATGAGGATTTACCTTTTTGGAAGCAGCAACAAACTGGTAGGTTAAAACAATTGACAGACGAGATCGTTGAAAAACTCCAAGAGGTATATCCTCAAACTAAGACTGTAATCGAGAATTTCAAACAAGAACAATTCGAAACGGGATATTATGGTGGATACTACACTGTGGAAGAATCGCAACAAGCAGATTTGCCGATAGCGTTTCTTCCAGATGATGTTATTAGGTCAGCAGTAAGACAACCAGTTGCTAGTAAGACGTTATCTGAACGCTTGTATAAAGCACGAAACAGATTAGCGAATCGCTCTCAAGGGGCAATTACCTCTGGAATCTTACAAGGAAAAGGATACGCTGATATAGCAAGTGTAATATCAAGCAACTCAGAAGCGAATTATAGACAAGCGTTGCGAATAGCCCGTACTGAAGGTGGACGGATGCGAACGCAAGCAAGACAGAATTCGTATGAGGAAATGGAAAAAGTAGGCTGTAAGTTACAAAAGCAATGGCTTGCTGCATTAGACAGAAAAACTCGTAAATCCCACGGCCATTTGGATGGGCAAAGAGTGAAGATTGATGAATTCTTTGTGTCTGACGGATTTAAAGCGATTGGTCCGAGATGTTTCGGTGTTGCTGGCATGGATATCAATTGCCGCTGCACTACTATTACGATTGTAGATGGAATCAATCCAGATTACCGAAGAGATAACGAGACTGGAGAAAAGATTGCATTTAGAACGTATGATCAGTGGAAAAAAGATATTGACGAACGTCGCTTTTTGATGTCTGATGACGATGACTACATGAAAGCAAGAAACATGAAGTCTCATCAATTAGGTAGTAAAAGAACTATTAAGGATGAACATGTTAGTTTTAGTGGTCGTAAGGTACTAACTTCAAATCATGATATGTATGTATCTGATAGCTTGAAAGGGACTAAGAAGAGCATCAATTATTACGAGAAGCAGGTAGATAAAGCACTAGAACTGCTAGATTTACCAATAGGTGCTGAGAAACCTCGTATTGTTCTGATGGATGCTAAAAAGGACTTAGGAAGACCTAGTGCATTTGGTTCGTATTCACCGGAAACTAACACGATTTATCTTGACGCAACTACTCCTAATCATAAGGCGATTGTGAAACGTTTAAAAAGTGTGAACAAAAGTTGGGAAAAGGACGGTAACCAATGGAAGTTCTTTGCAGTAGATGATGATTCTATGAGCCCTATCATTCATGAATTTGGGCATTATCAACAATATCAATACGTAAATAAATACGCGGAGCAAAATGGCGTAAGTTATGCTGAAGCGAAGCGTAAATTTAATGCGAAACTGCTTGATATGATTGATAAGAACCATTATAATATTGCTAGAGATATTAGTGGATATGCAGAAGAGCACAAAGAAAAACACAATACTCAATTGATAAGAACAAATGAGATTCTTTCGGAAGCATATACACTTTCTATTTTAAAATCACATGCATTAGCGGATATTATAAGAGGATTATTAGAAGGAGGTGTTTGGTGATGCGTGGAATGACTGAGAGAGAGATGGAATTGTATAAATTAATAAAACCGTGGTATACAGAAAGTTATACTTCAGAAGAAAAATTTAAACCAGACACACCTAAAGAAATTCTGGAATTAAATGAAGAATACGAAAGAATCTCTTACGAGAACGATGTATTCCATTTTGATTATTAAAAAATAAAATAAAAAAAGTTTAAGGATACAACCAAAAAGGTTGTGTCCTTTTTTGTTGCAACAAAACTGACCTGGGCAAGTCCATAAACTACCTACGACTCATGTGGAGTATAAGCACAAAAAATATATCCGCTGTTGGAATCAGCATAAAATTGGAGGGATAAAAATGGAATGGATTATTGACATTCTAAAGAAGTATCAAAAGGAAGATGGCACGATTGATTTAGCTACTGCAGAGCAAGAAATTAAGAGTGAATTTCCTAAACAAGCAGTTCCAAAGACTGTTTTTAACGAAAAGAGTGAGCAATTAAAAACAGCAAATGCGACGATTGACGAACTACGCAACGGAGATAAAAACAGTCAAGGGAACGAAGAATTACAAACGCAACTAGAAAAATATAAAAACCGTATTGCAGAATTAGAAGCGCAAGAGAAAACGAACGCTATGAACTATCAAGCTCGTTCCGCTCTAGAAAAAGCCGGCATTTCAGACGTGGAATATGGATTGTATTTACTAGGAACGTTAGAAGCAGACGAACAAGGCAATGTCAAAGATTTAGATAACAAGATTAATGACTTACGTACATCTAAACCAGTATTCTTCAAAGACGAATCACAACCTTCTCCGAACGGTTACAAAGTTGAAGATACTAAATTGGATGATAGTAAAGAACCAGTATCTGAATTTGACAAAGCTTATGCTGAAGCTGCAAAAGCCTTCGGGTTAGACGGAACAAAACAATAAAGAAAGAGGTAAAAAAATATATGCCAAATACATTAGAATATTCAAAAATTTTCCAACCTTTGCTTGACCAACAAGTGACTCAAGAATCTACAACAGGTTGGATGGAAGCAAACGACAAATTCATTAAATACAACGGTGGGGACGAAGTTAAAATCGCTACAATTTTAACAGACGGATTAGCGGACTATGATCGTAGCAACGGATTCACAACTGGTTCTGTTGATTTGAAATGGAATTCATATAAATTAACACAAGATCGTGGACGTTCATTCACACTTGATGCGATGGATGTTGACCAAACAAACTTTGTAGCTACTGCTTCAGCTGTTATGAGCGAATTCCAAAAAGAAAAAGTGATTCCTGAAATCGATGCTTATCGTTATTCTAAGATTGCATCACTTGCAATTGAGAGTTCACACTCTAGAGAAGTTTCGCTTACTGCCGACAATATCATTGGGGAATTATTAAAAGACTTAACTGCTATTGAAGAAGCCACCGGAGTAACTGACGTAGTAATTACAATGTCTCCGACAACAGCAACATTATTAGCAAGTGCTAAAAATGCTAAAGATCATATGTCTACAACACAATTAGCAAAAGGTAGCATGAATGTTCGTGTTGAATCTTTTGATGACAATCCTATCGTTCGCGCTCAACAAGACTTATTACAAACAGCATTCAAATTTAACGATGGTAAAACATCTGGACAAGAAAAAGGTGGTTTCGTAAAAGATTCTTCAAGCAAGGCCATTAACTGGATTATCAGTGCTAAAGATGCTCCTGTAGCTGTTTCTAAGACCGATAAAGTACGTGTGTTTGACCCATCAATCAACCAAGTTGCTGACGCTTGGAAGACAGATTATCGCAAATTCCATGATTTATGGATTACAAAATCGAAACTTGCTAAAGTGTTCGTAAACGTAAAACCATCGTAAGTAATAGGAGGTTATTAAATGAGAAAATTCAAAAATTTAAATGTTATCCGTGAGACGGATAACGAAGCAATCATTGGAAAATTGCTTGAAGATGGGTTTGAAGAACTGGAAGAAGAAGAAGTGAAAGAGGAAGAAGTGAAAGAGGAAGAAGTGAAAGAGGAAGAAGTGAAAAACACTAAGAAATAAGAAGGAAAAAGAGGAGCAATTGCTCCTCTTTCCTTTTATTTAAGGAGCGAGAGTATGATTATTCAATTATCAGAAGCGATGGAAATCGACAAATCTATTTCAAAAGCAGATTTAGATGCTTATGAGACGACGATTCGTAATTTAACGAATAATAATTTCCAAAACAGAAGTATTCGTAATCAATCACTATCCTTTCATGAGAACGTTATTGAGATGCGACATCCTCTCAAAGGTGTTCGCGTAGGTGATACCATCGAAGTTAATGATTCCATCTACAATGACGGGCTATATATTGTTGATTCCATTTCAGGAAACAAAATTTATGTTCAAGGTTCTGATTTTATTGAAGATTCTAGCCATAAAGCAATTGTGACTAAAGTGGAGTATCCGTCAGATATCGCATTCGGATTAAAAAATATCTTGCGCTATCGTGTAAAGATGGGAGACAAGCTCGGTATTAAGTCAGAAACAGTTTCACGAATGAGTACGACTTACTATGACGTGAATGCTAATGACAACATTGATGGATTACCGTCTTCTCTTTATAGTTTTCTTGACAAATACAGACGTTTGAGGTGGGCGTGATGTTTCAATTTGAGATACAGGAAAAGAGCTATGTCGATGACGGAATTGGAAGCTCACAAGACGAGTGGCATAAAGTAATGACCGTAACTGGTTGGATGGATATGTTGACTGGCTCTAACACTTCAAATACGACGCAGAACGCAATCGTAGAGCGTTCTACTCACGTCTTAATTATCCAGACGTTTACTGAAGGCATCAAGGATACAATGCGTGTAGTTGACTCTTCTAAGCGTTGGTATAAGATAACGTACTGCGATGACCCACTAGGAGTGCACCACCACAACGAAATTTACGTGACTTATGAAGGTGTGCTAAATGGGTAGTGGAAGTTTTCGTTTCGAGGATTACAGCAAACGCACTAAGAGAGAACTGCGTGAAGTCTCGTTTAAGGCATTAACAAGGGTCGGGAACTTGATTAGTTCTCAATGCCAGGCTTTGGCAGCAGTAGATACTGGAGAACTGAGAGACAGTATCCAGGCTATCGTTAAAGAGTATGGTGGAGATATACGAGTGTTTGTAGGAACAAACGTTGAGTATTCCGTATTCGTTGAGTTCGGAACTGGGGAATTTGCTGAGAATGGATTAGGTCGAAAAGGCGGTTGGTTATATCGAAGTCCAGACGGGAAAGTAGTATTCACGTATGGGAACGAGCCGCAGCCTTTTATCCGTCCTGCGTTTAAGAAAAACAAGAAACGTGCACAGGACATTATCGCTCAAACATTTTTAGAAAGTTTTGGTGGTTAGCAATGTTAGACTTTGCAAAATTATTACAATCGGAACTATCCACAATCACTAAAGAATGCTTTCACGAGAAGAATCGAAAAGACAAGGTGGTGTATCCATATCTTACTTACGATTATGATCGTGAAAATGTGACTCGTGAGCGAGATGAGATTACGATTGAAATTGATATTTTTGATTTTAACACCTCATACAAAGGGGTGTTGGAGTTAGAAGAACAAATCAAACGGCACTTCAACGGACTGATGCAATTAACGGAAGAATTGTATGTAAACTTTCGTTTTGTAGGTTCAAACAAAGTGAACACAGGCTCAGATACCGTGAAGCGTCGAAATATTAGATTAATTGTTCAAATAGAATGGAGGAAATAATAAATGGCAAAAACAGAGGTAAAACGAACAGGATATACAGTCGATACGCCTAAGAATTACCTGGTGGACGCTGGGGCAATTTATAAGAATATCGAATGGGATGCTGCTGGAAAGAAATGGAAAGGCGAATTGTTAGGAGCAACTTCAGACGGTAATAAAGTGTCTATCGTAACGACTTATCGGACAATTGAAGTTGACGGAGTATTCACGCCTGCCAAAGGTCAAAAAATTATTGATAAAGCGGAAGCAACACTAGAAGTTAACGTTAAAGAAATTACTGCTGAGAACATCCGTTTAGCGTTAAATGGTAAGAAAGAAACTGGAAACGGAACTGACAATCCAGCAGGATGGGATATTGTTCAATTGAAAGACAGACTTGAAGATGGCGATTATATCGACAACATCGCATTAGTCGGAGTGATGTCTGGAAGTAAAAAACCAATCATTGTCGTTTTATACAACGCACTTTGCACAAGCGGCTTAGAATTTGATACTAAAGATAATTCTGAAGCTGTAATTACAATGAAATTTGAAGCTCACGCTAACGCTGAAGACGTTGCAAATCGTGTAGCACCAGTTAAAATCTATTATCCAAACGCATCGGAGGAATAATTTATGGAGTTAAGAGAATTACGTGGAGATGATATGTTTTCAATGCTTTCTATCATTGGTAAGTTAGATATTAAAGACGATCTTGTAGAATTGTTTGAGAAACAACAAGATAAAGACAGCAAAATGTTAGGTCATTTATCTAAGAAACCGACAAAAGCAGAAAAAGAAAAGCAAGAAAAAGCGCTCGAAAAACGTGGCATGCAAATGATTGCAGGGTTAATTCAAACGATTCTTGCAAATATTAATAAAGCGAAATTAGACATTAATACTTTCCTTGCTGACTTAACGAATACATCGATTCAGGAAATTCAGGGGTTAAACTTTGTTGACTATACTCAATTATTAGTTAAATTCTTCAAGAAACCAGAGTTGAAGGATTTTTTAACATCTATCTCCTCAATCTTAGGCTCGGGCAACACGCTCTAAAAGATAAATTATTCAAACGCTATTCTAATCCAACTGCTCTTTTAGCTACTTACAGCATGAAAGAGACGTTGGATTTTTTAGCGTATCTTTTTGAAGCGGAAGCAGAAGAGAAGTTGTGGGAGTTGTGGTTAGCGAAAGATATCGAACAAGATTTCAACTCTTTCAAACAAGAACGATTGAGTAAGATAAAACAATCTTCAGTTGACGGAAAAACTATGAGCCAAACTGAAGAAGAAGATGCTATTCGTTTAGCAGAACAAATTATGAGTATGAGTATGGGGGTGAAGGAAGATGGGTGAGATATTTCGACTATTTGGGACAATCGGAATCCGCGGTAGTGATGCTGAGAAAGAATTGGACAGTGTAGCGAGAAAAGGGGAACAGACAAGCAATAAATTGTCTAGTTTCTTTAAGAAAGCTGCTACAGTCATAGCAGGAGTGTTTGCTGCAGGCAAATTAATAGACTTCGGTAAGATGTCAATCGAAGCGGCGGCATCCGCTAAGGCTACTCAGGCACAGTTTGAACAAGTATTTGATGGGATTGTCGAAACTGCAGAGAAAACTTTAAACAGCGTAGCCAAAGAAGTCGGAGCGGTCCCAACTCGGATTAAACCAGCTTTTAACCAAATTGCATCGTTTGCTAAAGTTGCAGGAATGGATACAACTCAAGCGATGGAATTTACCTCTCGTGCTACAAGAGCAGCAGCTGATACTGCCGCTTTCTACGATAAATCATTAGAAGAAACGACTGAAACATTAAAGAGTTACTTAAAAGGTAATTTCCAAGTCGCGGACAATTTAGGAATCTTATCTACTGAAACCACTCGTAACGCAAAAGCAACTGAGTTGTTCGGTAAGGAATATTCGAAATTGTCTGGACTACAACAACAAGAAGTTCTCTTGAGAATGTATGAAGATGCCAACAAAGTATCAGGAGCGATGGGACAAGCATCTCGTGAAGCTGACGGTTGGGAAAACGTCATGGGGAACTTGAAACAAACGTGGGAAGATTTTAAAGCCACAATTGGTTCAGTTGTTTTAGACAAACTTGTTGTAGGCATGCAAAATTTGACAGGTTTTGTGAGCGACTTAAAAGACAGATTTTTGCAATTGAAAAGCAGTGGAGAACAATTCATTAAAGGTGTTGTTGAATCCGAAGCCTTTGCTAAAGTCCAGGAAATATTTAATAAAGTTGTTGAGAACTTAAAAGTAGCTTTTGAGAATATTGGAGGAGTTATTAAGGATGTATCTACAATTGTTGGAAGCTTTATTGATGATTTGCTTAAAATAGCAACAGCAGAGGATACCATCAACACGGTCGGTGGAGCGTTTGAAACGTTAAGTGGTTTTTTAAGAGATGCAACAGGTTGGGTTAAAGATTTGACTGGATATATCTCAAGTAATCAAACATCAATGGATTTACTTAAGTCTACTGTAGTAGGTATTGCAGCCGCATATACGGCTTACAAAGTAGTTGTTGGAGTAGTCAAAGGTATTGAAGTTGCTCGTAAAACAGTATTAGCAATCACAAACGGATTAATGCTAGCGCAGTTTGTCCGTACTAAAGCATTGACGGCTGCAGAAGCGGCGAATGCTGCAGCGACAATTAGCGCAAGCGGAGCGTTTAAAATCTTCAATGCTATTTTAAATGCCAATAAAATTGCGGTAATTATTACAGCATTAACAGCATTAACAGCAGGTTTGACTTGGTTCTTCACACAAACAGAAACAGGCAAAAAAATATGGCAAGATTTCATGAATTTCTTAACAGGTTTGTGGAATGGCATTTCTAGTTGGGCTTCTGAAACGTGGCAAAATGTAGTTAACGCTATTACATCAGTAGTTAATAACTTAACTCAATTCTTTAAGAATTTATGGGGATCTATTACAAAATTAACCATGAAAGCGTGGAACGCTTTTCTCGGATTCGTAAAACCTATAATCCAACCGATTATTGATATGTTTAAATCAAATTTTGAATTGATTCGAAACTACATTAGTACTGTTTGGAATGCAATTTCAAAAGCAGCAAGCGCTGCATGGGAATTAATAAAGAATGTCATTATCGGACCAGTGTTAGTTCTATTACAGCTATTAACAGGTAATTTTGAAGGTGCGTTAAGTACTCTTAGTCAAATTTGGACTAATATTCTTACTGCAGCACAAACGATATGGGAATCATTATGTACAATCGTATCTGCATTTGTAGATACGCTAGTTCAATATGTCGTAAATATATTTACAGGCTTATCTGAAACGTTTGGAAATATTATGCAAGCTATTTTGGATGTAGCGACTTCTATTTGGGGCGCTATTGTTGATTCTATTAGTGGATTTGTAAGTTCAGCTTACCAATTCGTAGCAGACGGCGTAGGTAAGATGTTCGATATTGCATCCAAAATGTTCAGCAATATTGTTAAGGCCGTATCTGACTTCTTCGGACAAATACCTGAAACGATTAGTAAGATTTGGGATAAGGTTACTACTTTTCTATCGGGAATTAATTTGTACGATATTGGTAAGAATATCATTCAAGGGTTAATTAAAGGGATTTCCAGTATGGCTGGTAGTGTTGTTAGCGCAATCGGGGACGTTGTTGGCGGAGCTATAAATTGGGCTAAGAATTTACTTGGAATTCATTCTCCATCTCGAGTATTTAAAGAGATCGGTAAGTTTACTGGTGAAGGTTTAGCAATCGGAATTAACAACGAAGCGGATAATGTAGCGAAAGCTAGTGAAAACATGATAGATGCGGTTATTCCAGAGTCTATCCCACAAATTCCAATCGACTATTCAGTAAGTTATGGTGCATCTTTATCCAATATGCAAGATTCTACTTTGAAATCTGTATCGGTCCAACCAATTGGTCACGACTCGAAGATTGATGTTGTTATTGAATTGTTACTTAAGATTCTAGAAAAAGACAACAATACTTATCTAGATGGCCGTAAATTAACTGATGTAGTGAATGGATATAACAAAATAAACGATAGACGTATGATGAGAGCGAGGGGTGAATTAACATGATTTACAATGGACAAGATTTATCAAATTTAATAATTATTAACAAAGTAGAACGTGCTATGACACCTCTCGTTACAAATGTTGTAAAACAAAAAAGATTTATTAAGAGAGAATGCGGAGAAAAAACTATTATAGTTAGAGTCACTGTAAAACACGATGTGTTACAAACGATTGACGTGCTAAATCGTATATTCTCTGTACCAAATCAAAAATTAATCTTTAAAGACCAACCTTCAAGATACTATGAAGCCGTTTTGACGGGTGAAATCATTCCTACAAGCTCTGTACGAGGTGCTGAATTGCAATTGCAATTTTTAGTCCCTAAGGGCGTGGCTTATTCCACTACGGAAAAGAATGGAGTAGTAATAGGTGGAAAGTTGACTGTTGAAAATAACGGAACAGCTCCTACTTATCCTACTTATACGTTTATAGCAAGTTCACCATACAAGATGATTGCACTAGCTCATCCGAACGGGAAAGCTGTACAGTACGGATATGAGAACGGAGAGGATGTTATCAAAACAGGTGACGTCGTTCGTTTTGAATCGGAAAGCAACACTCTTCTTATTAACGGGAAAAGAAAATATATTAATCCTGCCAGTCAAGTTTTTGGAATTTCACCAGGAACGACTCAAATAGAGATTAGTGCTGACGGAAATAAAGCTGTTCCAAGTGTTAAATGTGTCTATAGGGAGTGTTGGTTATGATTACGGTTACGAATAGGAAGTATGATATTGTCTGTCAGTTGAGTTTCGACTTAGCTGACGGACTTTTTGCATACAACGATTGGTTCGAACAAGATTTGGATACAGGTATTGGAACTTATCAATTTACGGTCGATAAAATCGGAGATCCTGAGATTGAAAAAATCAACGTAGGTTGTTATTTAATTGTAAAAGATGGTAGCAAAACACGTTCATTTGAAGTGATGCGTATAGAAGAGGATAAAGACTCTAAAACGATTTACGCTGAAGACGCAGGGCTTGACTTGTTAGGAGAACAAGTTCCACCTTACAAAGCTGACAAGAGCTATCCAATCACTCATTACATCGCAGAGTTCACTTACGATTCAGGCTGGGAGATTGGAATTAACGAAATTCCAGAAACAACAACTCGTAAACTTGAGTGGGAAGGAACTGACACTGCTACTAAGAGACTTAGACAATTGGTGAAAAGGTTCGATGCTGAAATAGCTTATGACTTCGAATTTGTTCATGGAAAGATATTCAGAAAGCTAATCCACATTTATAAAAAGATTGGCGAAGACAAAAAAGTCCGCTTAGAAGTTGGACGTGAAGTATCAAACGTGAAACGTACAATATCCATTGAAAATTTAGCCACGATGCTCGTAGCAACTGGAGCGGATGGTATTACACTATCTGATGTTGAATACAAAGAGGGAAGTATTGAATCGAAAAAAGGTTCGATTTATTTAGTGGATATAGATGCTGTAAAACGATGGAAGAGAGCTGGAACTACACCGGGTGGTGGAGGAATCGTCAAACGTTATGAGAGCGAGGCTAAAACTCCTGAAGCTTTGATGAGAGAAGCGGTTCGCAAACTGAAACAATGGAATCATCCAGAAGTTACTTTTTACGTGCCTATCAATATGCTTCCTGAAGAAGTGAACATCGGAGATACAGTAATCATTGTGGATCATAATTATGAACCAGCATTGATTGTAGAAGGAAGAGTAGCAAGCATCAAGAAGTCCCTATCAACTAATGAATATGGGGAAATCAAGATTACTAATATTGAATCCAAAGAGGATACAATCAGCGAGAAAGTGAGACGTTTAAGCACATTAGTGCAAGAACGTCTTTTTGATTTTACAAGCGTTCCATTTGTGATGAACATTCAATCAACGGGTGGTGTAGTGTTCCAGAATAGCAATATATCTACTAAATTAATTGCTAACGTTAGTAAGTTAGATGTAATGATGACTAATCGTTTTAGCTATCGTTGGAAAAGAGTGAGTAAGTATGGAACAGACGACACCACGTGGAATAATCAGCATACAAGTAGCAGTAATGAATTATCCGTCACTGTTAGTGATGTTGATAGGGAAGCTACATTTATCTGTGAAGCCATCGAAGGAAGTCAAGTTGTTGCGAGTAACTCTATAGTTATTAAAGACTTTATTGTTAATAAATCGATTGGCCCTACTCCACCGAAAAATCCTAGCGCTGGAGATTTATGGACAGATACTAGTACTCCAGGGAAAGAAGTGCCTAAAATATATTCTAACGGCGAATGGAAGCCAGTCCTAAATAAGGATGACAAAGAGTTGAAACGACTGCAAAAAGAATTCGAAGAGCGTAACAGAGAACATGCCGACCAATTCGCTAAAGTGATGGAAATCATCAACAAGAATTCCGTTACTGAAGATACACTTAGAGATTTAACTGGGCGCTTTGGAAATATGGAAGAGTCTTATAAGCGTATTTTAGAGACTGCTGCAGAGATTAAAGGGCTCGGTCAGAGGACTAAAGCTGTTGAATTAAATATAGAGCAATCTCAAGTCATTCTTAATGCAATTGCAACTTATTTCAGTATCTCTGAAGACGGCATGTTGATTGGTAAGAATGGCGAGAAGTTACAAATACGTATCAATAATGAACGTATGGAATTTATCGACAGCGGACGTGTAGTTGCTTATGTTTCTGGCCAACAAATGAATATTGTAAGTGCCACATTCTGGAATTCCGTTACTATTGCCAATCATATTTTTGAAAAATTCAATAATGAATTCACTACTATTTCTTACGTTGGAGGTGCTGTGAATGGTTAGAATCGAAAAGTATACAAGTAGCGGATATGCAAGACTTGCAATGGAAGTTACAGAGACTGGTTACAGCATCGAAAATAACGACTCTCCAGTTGAATATAATTTGTGGCTAGAGCGCGGAAGCACTTGGGTTTTTGATTTAAACAATGAGAGTTGGGCAGAAGCTTATATTAACGACCAGACAGTAATTGGTAAGTATGTCAGCTTCGATTTAAGAAATACAGACAGAGTACTGCTAGGCAGCGGAACTATTACAATTCCTCACAATGAGGACGGCAGCAAGACAATCACATTCTCGGCAAGAATTCTGAATGTTGCTGACCAAGGCGACATTAATTGGTTTAGCGGAACACTTGAATTAACAAATATTCCACGAGCTAGTGATATCGGAACAGTATCCGCTACGGAACTAGGACAGCCAGTTAGTATCAGTATTGATAAGAAAGTCAACGAATTTAGGCACCAAGTTTGGTGGCAAGTGAATGACAGCGGATGGATTGATTTAGGTAAAGGACATGATACAAATGTACAATTTACAATCCCAGTAGATTACGCAAGCCGTATTACAGACAGTGATACTGGCTCTCTAGATGTATGTGTACGAACATTTAACGATAGTAATCAAATCGGAAAAGATGAGTACAAAAGAGGCTTGAATATTAAAGTGCCAACCTCAATTGTTCCAACTTTAAATACAGTAAAAATTGTGGAAAGAAACGCAAAAATTGCTGAATCTATTCCTGCTGAGAATTACATTAAAGATAAATCGATTATACGAGTGACTGCAGAAGGAGCTTCTGGAATATACGGGTCAAAGATTGTATCAACAGAAATTTCTGTTGATAATTTAGTAGTACGGTCTATCACTGGGGACTTCCCGGCAAATAAAGCAGGAACGTTAAATGTTACTGCAAAAGTGACGGATTCAAGAGGACGTATAGCTACTAAATCAACGACTGTTAAAGTTCTGGATTATTACTCACCACGAATTATAGCTTTCTTAGCCAACAGAACAGGAAATGGAACTAATAAGAAAATAATGGCTAATGTCATTGCAAACGTCAGTCCATTAGTAATCAATGGAATCAATAGGAATCCATACACTCTTAAAATCCAATACTCAGCTAAAAAGGATAATCGATGGATTGATGCAGTTAGCCTTACTAATGAGAGTACAGAACGAATTAACCGCCAAATTGACTGCGGATCGTTCTACGAGCTTTCAAAGGCGTATAATGTGAGGTTAGTTATCCAGGACAAATTGAGCGATTTAGTAGATTCAGTACTAGTAGTGCGCTCATCTAGAGTACTTTGGGCATGGGGAGATAATCGTGCTGCAATAGGTGGATTCCCAGAGCTAGAAGGACACTTCGAGTCATTCCTTCCCGTTGCATTCCATAGTAGCTTAAATGTTGAAGATGGACTAATGTCGAGAGGAAAGCCGATTCAGGAATTTAATTTAACATCCAGAGATGGAAAATCAAACAAATTCACTGGCGATTTAAACAATCTAAAAACTGCAGGCGGATATTATGCTTACCGTGTAACTAACAGTCCACAAGGGACCGATAATACAGGTTATATCCACGTCATCACTCAGGACAACAATAACAACTGTGTTCAAATGTATGTTCCTGCAAATAAAGATGCGATGTATATGCGACGCTCTTATGCTAATTCGTGGAGCGGTTGGAATGCTGTAGCTGGACAAGTCGATATTTGGCACAACGCTATTTATCAAAACAATTGGAAAACTGCAGGGGACGGAGTGGTTCAGTATACCAAGACCGCTGATGGAACAGTATACCTTCGTGGAGTAGCGACAGGCGGAAGTATTGCAGATAATGCAGCGATTATTAATTTGCCAATTGGCTATAGGCCTAGTAAATATCTCTATAAGAAAGCTCTTAATAATAGCTATCAGATTGCAATAGTTGGAATAGATACTAATGGCAATGTAACTGTTAAATCAAATGTTGATAAGAATTGGTTATGTTTAGATGATATATCTTTTAAAGTGTAAAAGGAGGAATTAGATATGGAACTTGAAACAATCAAAAATAAGATTACAGCGTTGGAATCAAACGTAAAAGAAAAACAAAATGAGATTAATCGACTAGGAGTTGAAAAGGCTCAGTTTGACCAGAAATCTCAAAGCTTAAACGATGAGATTCAACGATTAGAACAAGAGAATTCTAATTATCGTGAAGAAATTAAAAAATATCGCAATGCGGTTGAGATTATGGAGCTGTGATAGATGATAAATTTAGATGTAGAATTTCATGTGTTAAAAATGCATTTAGAAGGATTGATGCGCAGTCCATATATTCAAATTCTGATTTGGTTAATTTGCTTTGATGTGGTTTCTGGCTACATCAAAGCTTTTAAATTAAAACGATTTGATAGTAAGACGAGCACGAACGGATTATTAAGACATGCTCTTGTTTGTGCTGTAGTCATTGTGACTGCTATGTATGCTAGAGTATTAGGACATCGTGAAGTCGGTGTAACTACATGCTTATTTTTTATCTTCAGCTACGCGGTTTCGTTAGCTGAGAATTGGGAGGCATTAGGATTGCCATTCCCTGAACCACTTAAACCGTATCTTAAAACAATGCGGCAACAACAAGAAAATAAATTTAAAAAAATTACAAATAAGGAAGAGGTTGAATAATTATGGAACAATTACAAGCAACAATCGTCAATGGAATCGTGAGTGTATTAGTCGTATTAGTAGGACTAGCATTCACAGGATTGAAAGGCTTTATCCAAACAAAGGCGACCGAATTGAAAGCCAAGACAGATGCTAAGAACTACGAGCTTGCAAAATTAATCGCTCACACAGTCGTGAATGCGGTGGAACAAATCTTCAAAAATATACATGATGCGAGTGACGACAAGTTTAAAGTAGCTTTCACTGCTTTAACAAAAGAATTAGAAAAAGCCGGAATCAACTTGGATAGCGAGGCTAAGAAACTATTGATTGAATCAGTTGTGAATGGATTCAACGAATTAAAAAAGATTGAAGGTTAAGGTTACGGATCATAGAGGGCTCATTGTGAGTCCTCTTTTATTTATAGGAGGTAAATATGTTTACATTAAAACAAGCAATCAATTATGTAAGAAATTTGGCCGATAATAATATCGGTGTTAATTTCGATGGTTGGTATGGATGGCAATGTTGGGATTTAGTAGCAAAAGTAATGTATGAAGCTACTGGGAAAGTAGTTAATGGGAATGCGATTGATTTACTTGATTCTGCTAAAGCGAAAGGGCTCGATGTTATCTATGAAGGAGAAGGTGTAATTGCTAAGGCTGGAGACATCTTTGTAATGTCTGTTCCTGGTTCTCCTTACGGACATACAGGTGTTGTCATCGAAGATAGTGACGGTAACACACTTAAAACAATCGAGCAAAACGTTGACGGAAATTCGGACTATTTAGAGGTAGGTGGACCAGCTCGTTATCGCACACGTTCATACGCTGGTATGGTTGGATATATTCGTCCTAACTATGCTAAAGAAAATGAACCAGTTCAACAAACTAGCGGTTGGATTGAAGATGAAAAAGGCTGGTGGTATCGTAATGCAGATGGTAGTTATCCTCAATCGGATTGGAAGAAAATCAATGGAAGCTGGTTCAGGTTTGATTCTGACGGATATGCTCTTGAAAAATCTTGGTATCAAGATGAACAAGGTCGTTATTTCTGGTTGAAAGACGGTGGATATATGGCTGTTGGTTGGGAGAAGGTTGGAGGTTTCTGGTATTTCTTTGAACATAATGGAGAAATGCGAACCGGTTGGATTCCATATTTCGATAAGTGGTACTATTGCTTGCCTGAAAATGGTGCGATGGTTTCAAAAGAGGTTCGCAAGATTGATGGTAAATATTACTATTTCAACGGAAATGGTGAGATGCTCGAACGTGCTGCGGTCTATGTAGACGAGAATGGAGCAATGCATTTCGAATAAAAATGTAAAAGGCTATCCTTCGGGGTAGCCTTATTTTTTTGCATTTTTTTCAAATTATTTTTAAGAAAAGTGTTGACATACATATATGTATGTTATATAATATAAATGTAGATAAGAAGTACAAAAAAAAGAAAGAGGTATTCAAAATGAAAAAAGAAGTAAAACAATTAGCAGAAAAAATCGCAAAAGCAAACAACATTGAAATGGATAAAGCTTTAGAAATCGCAAAAAAAGCTTTGAACATTAAAGAAGAGACAAAAGCAATCGAGAAAGAATACTACCTATTTAACGATAGTGAAACAGCTTATAAAGGCGTTAAGAAATGGTTTGCTGAAAAACAATTTTTTGGAGATAAAAAAGCATTAGGCGAAATCTCAATTACATTTATCAAAATTGTAAATGTGTTAAAAGAAACAGAAAAAGCTGTCCAATTAGAAGTTGAAACACCTTATGGAACTTCTTCTCAATGGTATCCTAAGAGTGTTCTTTTAACAAAATAATGAATAAAAGGAGATAAAAATCATGAAAATTAATAAAGATATAACAAGTTTAATATTAGAAACAATTCCAAAATTTTATAGATATGAAAATGATTTTTATAAAAAAGAAGGAATAAAGTTTCCAGATAATAATTGGCAAAAATTTAAGCAAGGAGAAACTTCTATCGAGAAGATGGGAGCTAGTAGAGTCGCTAATATGTTAGATGACTTATTTACACCATACGAACAAATGCTAATCGCAGAAGCTCAAATTCAATATTATTTTTCAAACAGAAAATTATTGATAGATTTTTCATCTTATTATTTAGAGTTTAGAAAAAAACACTTACTCGAATGGATTGAGAACAAATCCGAGAAAATCACTGGAGAAATAATTCGAAAATATACAGCTAAAGGGAATATGACCACTTCCTTCCTAAGAATCGAAATCGAAGGAACATTCTATTCTATGGATTTTCAATTCAATGCTGCTAAAATTCCAGCCGGTAGACAAAACAGGTTAGAATGGATTAAAAATAATTTAGGAGAATTAAGATGATGAATGATAAGGAATTTTTAAATCAACAACTTAATCTTATGATGGAAATCGTAGAGGATATAATCGAATATGGAGAGAATGAACCTGTTTATGCAGTTTATGAATACAATATTAATTTAGGCGCCACGATCATAGTAGATTATTGGTACGTGAATGAACCGCGTGTTGGAAACGACACAGAAGATTCTCAATTGATTTTAGAACATTATGAGGAACTAGAAAAACTCAAAAAAGAGCAGACAAAACAAATGAGTCTATTCGAATTAATGGAAGAGTTCAGAGGGCAGTTAGAGAGATATAAAATTCGGAAAATTGAAGACTAAAAAAAGCGGGCTAGTGATAGCTCGCTTTTTGTTCCGTATTTGTTCCGTGAAATTGGAAATGTGATGAAATGACAGAAAGTTAAAATGTTGATGTTACAGCTTTTTGAAACGTTATGAAACACTAAGCAACGTTAAATATAGTCTGTAGGGGGCATTTTTTTATGCACAAAAAGCCTTGGTTTTCTAAGGCTTTTTGTGTAGTCTTAGCACTAAAAAATGAGAGAAAAAAGGTTTTGACAATTCGCGCCACATAAAGTTATTTAAGCATCTCCTTTTCTCTCATTACCATTTTCTGTTATAATAAATTG